ACAACACAATTCACAAAGGATCCAACACAGATGAAGATGGGCAACTCACCGATAGCGGAATCAATGGTAGAAATCAGGAACATATTGAACAGGATAGACGGCGTCAACGTGCCAACAAACGAGATGAATGAACTGGCAGATGACGACAAGATTGAATTCACAAAGGTGATGTTGGACATATCACAGATCAAGGACAGGGTGGAAGCACTGTCAGTGGACGAGGAAGCCAAGAAATCAGCGATACAATCATTGACCAACGCGGAGGAGGCCTTGGTTGCTCTAGACGAAAGCGAATACGAACCATTCCCTGAAGAGGACGAGATCACGTTCGAGGACGATGATGAGTTCTACGAAGCGTTCGGTGAACTGGGTTTCCCAGAGGATGAGACGGAATTATTTGACGCAGAGTACAGAGGACGTAAAGTACCACTGAACAAACCAATGCGTGGAGATGTTAAGAAATTCAAAGTGTACGTGAAGGATCCCAAGACAGGCAACGTCAAGAAAGTCAACTTCGGACACGGTGGCAGTTCAGCCAGACGGGCCGGACAGAAGACCATGAAGATCAGGAAGTCAAATCCAAAGGCGAGGAAATCATTCAGGGCCAGACACAACTGTGCCAACCCAGGACCAAAAACAAAAGCAAGATATTGGTCTTGCAGGAAGTGGTAGTATGCAAATCCGTGAAGTAGTTGGCATTACTGAAGAAGAATTTGAAGCATTGGCTGAAAAGAAAGACGCCTGCTACCACAAAGTTAAATCAAGATACAAAGTTTGGCCTTCGGCTTACGCCTCTGGTGCTTTGGTTCAGTGTCGTAAAAAAGGTGCGGCCAACTGGGGTAACAAGAGCAAGAAGTAATGAAGGTAAACGAGATCCTAGAAGGTCAACGTTGTTGGAAAGGGTACGAGAAAAAAGGTACCAAGATAATGTTTGGCAAACGTGTGAACAACTGCGTCAAACGTGAACACGTAGACTTCTGTGTCAATTGTCATTCCCTAGTTTTACATGAATCACTAGATGAGAACCTAAAGAAATGGTTCAAGGACAAATGGGTAAGGATGGGTCCAGGTGGCAAGATCAGAGGATCTTGTGGTGGTAAGAGCAAGGGCGAAGGTAAGCCTAAATGCCTACCAGCCAAGAAGGCATATGCACTGGGCAAAAAAGGCAGGGCAAGTGCGGCACGTAGGAAGAGAAGGAAAGATCCAAATCCAGATAGACGTGGTAAAGCCATCAACGTCAACACCAAGAAGAAAAAAGCAAAAAAATAATTTGCATTGATAGTAAATCTGTTATATACTGTTGACAACAACAGGAGAAACAAATGGCAGTAAGAAACTTCAATGACGCTGAAAAGCAGAAACTAATCCAGATCATTTCCCAAGGTTCACAGGTGCTAGGTGAAGTAGAGGATCTGAAGGGTGGATTGAGAGACACAGTAAAAGCAATAGCAGAAGAACTAGAATTGAAACCAGCACTTATCAATAAAGCAATTTCAGTTGCTCACAAGGGCAACTACCAAAACATCGCTGACGAGATGGACACGCTGGAAAGCATACTTAACACGGCCGGCAAACTTTAATGTTAAACAAAGTCAGATCATTCTGGCTTCGAAGTTTTGAAAGTGACAGGACGGCGTTCTATTTCGAACTGATCAGTTTCATATTCACGGTTGGAGCCAGCCTAACACTTGCGATAACGGCCGCAGACCCAGACATGACTATAATATATCCTGGATTCTTCATAGGAGCAGTGACACAATGTTATGCCGCCTATAGGAGGAACGCGGCGTTCGTGATGATGATCACTGGCTACTTCTCAATCATAAATGTCTACGGCTACGGCGTGGCCAGTTATTGGTGGTAAGATGAGTTACATAGACGCTTTATATAAAAAAGACGAAGATAAAATTTACGTGGTAGAACGTGATGCCAAGAAAGGCAGGATATTCACTGAATACGATGCCAGGTATGTGTTCTACTATCCAGATGCAAGGGGCAAACACAGAGGTATGACGGGTGAGCCATTGCAGAGAGTGGTGTGTTCCACAAACAAAGAATTCATAAAGGAGCAACGTATAAGGTCGAACAAGCAACTTTATGAACACGATATCAACCCAGTGTTCAGATGTTTGGAAGAGAATTACTTGGGTAAGGAAACTCCAAAACTGAACGTGATGTTTTTTGATATCGAGGTAGACTTCGATCCAGATCGAGGTTACTCAACGACAGATGATCCGTTCATGCCCATAACTGCCATAAGTTGTTACATGAGTTGGACGGATCAACTGGTCACACTTGCGGTGCCACCCAAGACAATCAGCATGACGGACGCAGAAGAGCTCACGAAGAGATTTGAAAACACCATGTTGTTTGCGAAAGAGAAGGACATGCTGGACGCTTTCCTACAACTTGTGGAAGACGCAGACATACTGTCTGGTTGGAACAGTGAGGGATATGATATTCCATACACAGTTGGTAGAATACAAAAAGTATTAAGTGGAGACGACACGAGGAGATTGTGTTTCTGGGGCGAGAAACCAAAGAGGAGAGTTTTTGAAAAATACGGCAGAGAGCAGTTGAGTTTTGATCTAGTAGGACGTGTACACTTGGACTTGCTAGAATTATACAGGAAGTACACATATGAGGAGAGGCACAGTTTCAGACTAGATGCCATAGGTGAACACGAACTGGGCGAGAAGAAAACTGTGTACGAGGGATCGCTAGACAACCTATACAAGAATGATTTTGGACTATTCATAGAATACAACAGACAAGATACTGCACTGTTGGCAAAACTCGAAAAGAAATTGAAATTCATAGAACTTGCCAATGAGATAGCACACCAGAACACGGTACTGCTACAGACAACAATGGGTGCGGTTGCGGTCACTGAACAGGCGATAGTGAACGAAGCACACAGAAGAGGTATGCAGGTGCCTGGCAGGAAATACAAAAAAGAAGGTGAGGAGAACCAACCTGCGGCGGGTGCCTACGTGGCGACGCCAACGAAGGGCATACACGACTGGATAGGTTCAATCGACATCAACAGTCTGTATCCAAGTGTGATTAGGGCACTTAACATGGGTCCTGAAACAATAGTTGGGCAGATCCGTCCTGTGATAACATCCGCTGAAATAAACAGGGCCAAACACGCAAAGAAATCATTCGCGGCGGCGTGGGACAGTCAATTTGGAAGTTGGGAGTACCAGGCAGTGATGAATCAGGAGAAAGGCACAGAGATAATAGTCGACTGGGAAGACAAGACCAGTGTGCGTATGAGTGCGGCACAACTGTACGAGATCATATTCGACGGCAACAACAAGTGGATGTTGAGTGCCAACGGAACAATATTCACATACGAGTATGAGGCCATCATACCTGGACTACTGAAACGTTGGTACGCGGAACGTCAAGAGATGCAACAGAAGATGCGTGAGTGTGGCGACAACGAGATCGAAAGAGAGTATTGGGACAAACGACAACTTGTTAAGAAGATTAATCTGAACAGTCTGTATGGTGCGATATTGAATCCAGGCTGTAGATTCTTTGACATCAGGATCGGACAATCAGTAACACTAACAGGCAGATGTATAACAAAACACATGGCCAGCAAGGTAAATGAGATCGTGGCTGGCAAGTATGACCACAAGGGCGAGAGTGTTGTGTATGGAGACACAGACTCAGTTTACTTCACTGCACACAAGACACTGCAAAAAGAAATCAACGAGGGCGTGATCCCATGGACAAAGGATTCTGTTGTTGCTTTGTATGACAGGATATCAGACGAAGTAAATGGTTCGTTCAAAGCATTCATGACCAAAGCATTCCACACACCAAGCACACGGGGTGAAGTGATCGCGGCTGGTAGAGAACTTGTGGCTTCAAAAGGATTATTCATTACAAAGAAAAGATATGCGGTACTGTATTACGACAAGGAAGGCAAACGTGCAGACACAGAGGGTAAGGAAGGTAAAGTCAAAGCAATGGGCCTTGATCTCAAACGTTCAGACACTCCGGTGTATGTACAGGACTTCTTGAGTGATCTATTATACATGGTGCTCACAGGAAAAACAGAAAAAGAGGTGTTAGACAAGATCAGTGAATTCCGAGCAGACTTTAAAGCAAGGCCAGGTTGGGAGAAAGGATCTCCCAAGAGAGCAAACAACATGACCAAGTATACGGAAGAGGAAGAGAAGAAAGGCAAGACCAACATGCCAGGACACGTGAGGGCCAGTATGAACTGGAACAAGTGTAGGGAGATGTATGGCGACAAGTACAGTATGCCAATCACGGATGGTGCGAAGGTTATCGTGTGCAAACTTAAATCAAACCCACTAGGCTATACGAGTATAGCGTATCCTGTAGACGAACTGCGTATTCCGGAATGGTTCAAAGAACTGCCGTTCGACGGTGATGCAATGGAGAGCACCATACTTGACCAGAAAATAGACAACCTTATCGGAGTTCTAGGGTGGGACGTGCAATCCACGGAAACCACAAACACATTCAACAAACTATTTGAATTTTGATGTTAAGCATAGAAGAAATAAAGTTACTGATAGAGAAACTGGAAAAGGTCAAAAAAGAAGACCTACAGGAGTTGATAGATTCAAATCTCAAAATTTTAAAAGATCTTGAATTGGCCGTTGACGCAAACAATAAAGAAATAATAGACAGGATGGATAAAACTCCAGAATGGTTTATGAAAGATCTTGAAGAAAAAATGAAAAAAACTAATGTTGACTCCTTACTTCGATCACAGATACAGGCTAAAATATTCCAGTTCGCAAAGACAGATATATATAATAGCCTAGAGATAGGACCAGGCAATGGAATATTCTCTATGGATTTCAGAGCATGGAGGTTGAACTTCTTCCTAGACATAACTTTCAAGATCGTTCCTGCTATACTTGAAAAGTTTAATCCATTGCATCGAAAATATTTAAAATTCTACAAAACCAGAAACACAGAGTGTTCAAACATTCCACAAGGAAGTTGCAACTTCATTTTCAGTTGGGATACCTTTGTGTTCTTCACCCAAAACCACATACAGCAATATCTACATGATATGAAAAGAGTTTTGATACCAGGTGGATACTGTTTCATCCAGTATGCCGACTGTCATTATGATATTGATTTAGAACAAGCAAAGAGAGGATATTGGAACTATAATACAAAGACTGCTATGACTAAGATAATTGAAGATGAAGGATACGAGGTTGTCGAGATGAATCAGTTCAGGCCAGGGGCAAATTATGCCATATTCCGTAAACCTGGTAAACAAAATCCAGTTGTGTACAAAGTTTCTGAAATAACACTAGACTAACATCTAAATATCATATACAATTAGAACATTATGATAGACATCTTAAAAGACATCGTTAAACACACG